ATCTTTTTGAGATATTCATCATGATTCGACTTTTAATCGGATTATTATGGATAAATCTCTTTAGAAAGAACTTACGTTATCCGCAAAGGGTTCTGCCATCCCTCAAAAATTGGCTAATGAAGTGGAAGCTACCACGTAAAAAAAACAAAAATAAGAAACCGCCAGATATCCGCGGTGGAGTCAAATCCAATGGATATCAAGAGAAACTGAAGCCTAACGTGAGCAGACTAGAAAAAATCAGGTTTCAGAAGAAAGGTGCTAGTTCAAAGAAGACATCTTATACTACCCGCACCTTGTATGTCTTTGATACTCCAGGAGAAGGTTGGTGTTTTATTCATGCATTTCTCTCTTGTTTACCTAACGCCGGTTATCTATCGTCAGTTACTTTTCATTTACGCGAACACGGTGATTTGACGCGATGGGTTCAAACAATTATCCGACCTTATGCTGCCGAATTATTAAAAAATCATGTGTCAGATCTTCATATTGACTGTAGACTATATTTGAAGAATTATTTAGACACAGGAGCATATCCCCCCCATTTAGACGGCTACGCGACGGCAAATGCTATGAATAAAATGTTGAAAACGGACATCAGAGTTTACACTCCACAAACATTGAAAACAGCAGCCGCATCCGGAGAAGAAGTTCCCGAAGTGTTTATTTATCACGATGGTGGAAATCATTTCGAAGCAGCATCTTTCCAACAAAACTATGGAATTTCTTCCCATTATACACCCAATTTAGAATTTCTTCATGGTCGTGTGGACAACTTAGAAATTAGTGACTTATTCAAGACTAAGGCGGACATGACAAAAAAAGCGGAAGGAGAAAAAAAGAAAAAGGAAGTAGCCCAAGAACGAGTCAAAGAATTAGAAAAGAAATTAAAAGAAAACTCGAACCAACCCGAACCTTATATGAAAAAACCGAAATCGGAAAACCATTCTACTGAAAAAGTGAAGGACGAATTTGACAAACCAACACAATTACATGATAACGGAATAGGATATTACACACACGGATTCATATTGGGACCGCATTTTTCTGAAGTAGCAGCAGAAAATTCGATACGTCTATTCAAAAAACCAGAGAAATATGCTCATCCAGGACTTCGAATGGTAGCTGATTATTGTAATTTTGAAGCTATTAAAGCATTTTTTAGCAATCCCATGATAGAAATAGCAGCGAAATATCACAAAACTACCAAATGGCTTAAAGGAAGTCAACTCCAAAAAAATTATAAATACACTCGCCCAGAAATATTAATAGGAGTTGATGACATTTATAATAGAGTTCATGGAAAATCTGAGGACAGAGACTTTTTACTACAGGATCTCAGACAAACATTAGACACATCTAAAATAAGACGATTTATTATGTCTGATGTACTCTATTATACAAGTGCCATCGAAGCTTTATTAGAAAAGAGTAGAATAGGAGACGAGGGTTATATAAATCGTGGAGTTTATCCCTGCACCGATGGCAGATATTATTATCACGATAATGAAGGTTATGTTGATATCCGAAACGGAACAGTTAATAATCAACCACACAATAATGGCGCCGGATATCAACATCCCAATTACAACTTCCCTTCTTATAATTTTAGCACGAAAGTTAGTTCTACGAAATTTATTAATTTTTATGTTAATAAAAAATTTGAAACTGGACATGATACATCTTACGTACAATATTTTTATAAAGTAACTAACTATCCATGTTATGAACTCTCTTCCATATCTGAAATCATAGATAATACTCGCGAACTAGATTATGTTTATCGAACGATTTACATGGAAACTGAAGATCCTAAAATCAGGAGTAAACATGATATCTATGAATTTCACAAATCTACGACCAAACGAGTTTTCAAAGACATGAAATTATATAGATGGTTAAAGAATCAGAAAGGCAATCCAAAAATAGACAATCCTACAGTAGCCAGACATCAAGTAGATTATTGGAGAGCTAATTATGTAAACTCTATCGGACATCTAGATTATGATAGTATAGAAGAACTAAAAGTCGTTGACGATACTATTCATTCGTTCTTACACGATGCTAATATTACAGCAAAACATGATCAAGCTTTTAGAGATTCTTTAGCAGAATACGACCCTTATAATTTGAGAAATCATATTCCCTTAGTATTAGACACTAGAACAATGTTAAGAAATACTATGTTTTACGTAGGAGCTATTATAGGTGGAATATTCTCATATGTAATGACCAGCGGTGAAGTAGACATAAAACTTGTTATTGAAATTATATCTACTTTCTTTTCATCCATGTACAACTTACGTAGTATTTATACAAGTGGAATCACAGCCTGGTTCTTGCATTATTTCTGGCAACCTCTCTCTACTCAACACTTTCTTGTGATTGGGTATCTCATACTTTCTATTGGCTTACCATTATTGTTTACTGCTAAAATTTTAGGCGTTAGAACCTTGTATTCCGTGGGAGTACAGAGAAAGTATGAACACTTGGTACTTTGTTTTGTACAGATATTATTCCTTATTTGTTTACTAATACGACAAACGACAGTTTCGATGTTGTATTGTGGTTTTTATGGAAATATTTTAACTATACCAAGTGTATATCATTACCAGGCAAGGACTTGTGATTATAATAACAGGAGACAACTATACACTGTATTATCTTTCACCATAGGTCAAGCCGTCTGGGGCTTATATTGCGTAGTTTATCACTATATTAAATATCAAAATTGTGGATACGCAACAGACTTCCTCAGAGTGAATGGTCATGAACAATATGAAGAGAGAGATTACGCTCGATCGAAGTCAGCCGATCTTAAAAATGATTCACATGCTTATCTATCGAAAGAAACTAGAATCAAATTCCATGAAGACCTCCATCGAAATCCTGATACTTTCAATAGACATGATACTTCGCGAACTTTATTAGGAGGAAGGAAAAAGATTGAATTGACGCGTGATTTCGAAGCTTTTGACGAACAAGAACGTATACCCGAAGAACATTATAACCCAATGGTGTGTGCAAAACCATTCTACGCTAGAGGTAACCAATATATTAAAGTAAAAAATTATGGAAATCCTCCCACATGCACATGTAAGACTGCTAGCTATGAACAAGCACTACCAGGAGTAAAACCAACTCATTTCGGGAGCTGTGAAAAAAATTTATTCGCAGCATTGTTTGCCAGAGGATTCAATAGTCTCTTAAGACCCGACTCTAAAATTCTGCCTGACTTTTATCATTACGTTACCAAAGATTGGTGGAAACGACATGAAAGAGATATTGAACAAGAAATCTTACAATTGAGCAAAGACGACTTGAGTATGGAAACTTTTATTAAAAATACAGCTTCAGCCAAGAGAAAAATTTACGAAAGCGGCATGAATACTTTCATAGACAAAGGATTTATAGACGATCGATTCGAAGCTTTCGTAAAGCCCAATGAGTTGAATTATACTGAGAAAAAAGCAATCAGACCTAGATTAATCTATAATCCGAGTGTTCAAATGAAAGCAGTAGGAGCTTATATAGCCCGTATTTTTATAAAAGTCTTCAAGAAAATAGAGCCCGGTTTTAAGAGCGGATACTCTATGTCCGAGTTGTCAGAACATATGAACGAACATTTTCGAAATCAGGAATTCAACGATGATAATGTTTATTCATATGACGGTTCTAGTCACGATGCACATCAACATCCAGAATTGATAACATCTGTTGATCACTTTATTACATCAAAAATGTTGAAGATGTTGGAATCCAATAGTAATTGCATTATACCTATTCATAGAATGCCGGAAGTTAATCGCGTATTAACTAAACTAGAATACGACATATTTACAAAAAATGGATTTAAAGCAAAAGTGACAGGAACTGTATTCTCAGGACATCCTACACTTACCACTTGTTATAACACTTTAAGGACGATACTCTACAATCGTTATGTCGCTTGGACTATATCTCCCTGGTTAGCTGAACATTGCAAAATATGGGCTTCAGGAGACGATGTTCTTGCATGGTGGCCTATAAGACCTTCGGCTGAGATAATCACCAACACTTTAGGCTCGGTAAATGGAGTAGGATGCAAAGGATTAGGACAATGTCCGAAAGATTTTTTAATTGGCAAATTGGAAATTCACACATTTCTCAGTAAGAAATGGGAAGTATTGAATCATAAGACTGCATTAATACCTGTAACAGAACGACTCTATAAAGCGGGAACTAGTTATAGTTTAATGAGCAAAATTTCCAAACCATGCCACAGAGTAGCTTTATATATGACAAATTTAGATTTAAGCGAAACTCTGCGAGAATTTTTCGGAGATCGTTGGCTTGATGGATTGTTACGAATTCCGGGAATAAAAATCCTCTCAAAAGTTATAGAAGAGGACTGGGGATGGCGACTAAGGTTGCTAAATGAAAGATGTGATCCAGACTTCGAAATGCAAGCATTTTATGGAAGTAATCACGATTTCATTTATGAAGTAATCCGCAACAGGCGTGATGACAGCACATCCTCGATAAATCGAAAATTAATACAACAAATGGATCAAATAAAGAAAAATCCCGAATTACGAAGCAAAATTATCACAAATAGTGATCAAAATGAGCGAATCACAGGAGGAGGTAACGTGACCGTTCTAGCTCAACAGGCTAGCAACGGTGGAACCAACTCCGGAGACATTAAAACGCTTTCTGAAAGGAAAAAATTTTATAATGATGCTACTGATTTAATAGAATCTTTAATGCAACGAAAAGACGTCAGTCGAAAAGAATTAAAAAAAATCATTAAACAAAGCGTTTATGTCAGTGATGCACACTCTCTGAACGGAGGAGGGACCAAGTACGGAACTACTAAAAGAGGAAGTACGTCAGAAGAGATTGACATTAAATTAGGAAAGTACAAAGATGAACTAGACAAAAATCCTTTGGCCAAACAGCTTTATGCTCTTATCAAAAAACAAGCCGACGAAATAGACAAATTAAAAGATAAGAACAATATTGGCTTTTCTGATTTTATCCCTATTCTTGGACCTATAGCTCGTGGACTTGGATTCAGTTTCAAAAAAAACGATTCTCTAGAGCAGTTCTCAAACAATCTCAAATTACACGTGGCAAATAAGGAAGAAGTAAAAAAAATTGCTCATTCTTATATACAAAATTCCACAGCCATCCGCAAAGAACCTGAAATGAAGAGCGTTGAAATTGACTATGTACGAAGTCTTTTGAATCCTTGGGAAGTTGCCAATCCAACAATCCCGCAGCAGATCCCTATTGAAACATCAACAATGTGTCTAAAAGGCTCAAAAGTGGTAACACCTGGAACCACTGAATGGATTGTTTTTTCGCCATGGAGTATAATTGATACTATGACTAGATCTAGTGCAGTTACTCTAAATATGACCGGACAAGGATGTACTGCGAGACCTTTATCGTATACTTTATTAGACAATTGGACCTCTTTTACAGGAAACGCAGAAGTTCCTTACGGAGGTGTTCTTACCTCTGAAGACGAAGATGTTCCAATTGGAAAGTATAGAATTGTTTCTGCTGGACTTAAAATTACAAATACTTCTCCAGCTATTGAAAGGAAAGGCCATCTGTCTACTGGACATAATTATTGTACAGGAATTATGTCTGATGAAGAATTTACTCAAAAACAGTCGACAGTAACTTTACCTAGTGAAAAATCACAAACATTGATTTATATTCCAGCTGATTCTTCAGCATGTGATTTTCACGGATGGATTTTAGGAGGTATGACTCCAATGAACCCTATGGCCAACGAAGGCCCTGCTTTAACTCAGGGACGCAGGGCATGGGGCACTCGGTTGGCTTCTGCAGGATTGCCAACTGATTATGACAAGACTCAAGAATATGTAGATCGTGCCATTTTATATGGAGATGTTAAATATGTAAATGAACTACATTTCATGAATTCTTGTGTAGCATTGCTGAAAGGTTGTAACGGAAATACATTTTCGTTATCTTATGTTATAAATATTGAATATATTCCGAAAAATAAATTTATCAAAATTTCCAGACCTATTAGGCAAGAAGCGGGTAGCTTCCACAACGTTCTCCAACAACTGTCTAACGTGCGTTATAATAGGAGACCTATTAGGAGACCTAGAAGACCTAGACCTCTCCGACCGGGAGTGGAAAAAGACCCAGTTATTGTTCCAGAAAAAAATAACTATGCCGAACTTTTTGAAGACTTATCGGAAATTGTTTCTGGAAGTTTGTCAGGACACGAGGGTTTGAACTTTGGAAATATTATTTCATTAATACCCAAAGTAGCTGAGATAGCTCTCAGTTTCCTGTAAATAAGATAACACGTGCGAGGCGCAGCTGTCACTATACGACGACGAACGCATTTGTTATCACGTGACGATAACATCAATCATCGCATTATGCGAAACCAACTTAGAATTTCTCTTGTTAAAGAGTAAATTCTACATCGTGCCCTTCGGGGCACCGGATCAAGGGATATTCTTCTTCAAGCCCCCCCTTTATGGTCCGTCC